GTCCCCTTGTCCTTGCTGTACTGGGGGTGGGGGTGTTTTTTGAGGGAGTCCCTTATTGTATATGGGTTGTTATATGATTTGGCTGGCTCCCTTGGGTTTGAACCAAGACTTTACGGATTAACAGTCCGTTGCACTGCCAGTTATGCTAGGAGCCAATGTTTACCATTTTACTTTGTTTGCCCAGTAGGCTGCGCTCATTGGTCCTTTGGCTATGTTTTTGGCGTGTCGGGTTTGGAATCGTTTGCGGCGGCTGGCGTAAGCCTTGCTTTCGCCTGCTTTTTTTGGTGAGCCTGTGACGCCTTGTTGTCCGAACCTGATGGTTTTGACTTGTCCGCCTGATTTGGCTACGACAATATGGGATTTCTTTGGATGGTTTGGTGTGCGCTTTGGCTTGTTGTAGCCGCTGACACCTGCTCGTGCTAGTCGTGAGTCTTTTTTACTTGCCACTCTTTTTTACTTTCCTAGATTCGGATAACGCTATAGCGATAGCCTGTTTACGGGACTTTACAACCTTGCCACCTTTGCCACTGTGCAGGGTGCCTGACTTGTATTCTCGCATTACTTTTGCTACTTTTTTCTTGGCTTTCTTACTCGCCATTTGATGTCTCCTTGTCTATTTGTTCCAGAGTTGAAAATAAACTTCTTAGAAACACGATGATACCTAGCAGGGTTAAAACCGTTGTCCCTAGGATGATTGCTATTGTGTGAATCATTTCTGTCCATGCTGTGCTAGTGGGAAACTTTCTGTAAGAAAGTTTTATCCTTTGTTCCGTTATCCAGTATAGCACCTACGCTTACGCTCGGTGCAACCTAGTTATCCTTCCCCCCTCCGTAGGTTCCCCCCATCCTTGTTCCCCCTGTTCCCTAGACAAGTTGCATACAAGTTAGGTACACCTAACACATCATAGAACAATCCATCTATTAGCATGGACAACAACCCTATGCTGGATGACCGTCAACAAAAATTCTTAGAATGGTTATGCACCCCGCCCAACGGGCGTGTGCCATCCTCCGAAAAAAACTATGCAGCAGCCGAAGGCATAGACGACTCAACCCTGAGGCGTTGGAAAAAGAAACCAGCGTTCAAAGCCGCATGGGAAAAACGAGTCTCAGAACTACAACAATCCCCCGAACGAACCCAAAAACTACTAGATAACCTATACCAGCGTGCGTTAGATGGCGACAACAACTCAGCCAAACTATACCTACAAGCAACCAACCGTCTAGCCCCAATGCAACTTAATGTAGAACACAGCCAGAAAACCTCAGAAATATCTGACGCAGAACTGGATGCCCTGATAGCGTCAGTCGCTCATCAGGAGATTACTTCTCGTAGGGAACTAAAAGCGCAATAGTGGATGATGTGGTTGAGTGTCCTAAGTGTGGGTGTATTTACCCTCCACGGGTTACGCAATGGGTTTGCCCTGAGTGTGACTCTAAGGATGTTGAACCTAGGAAAATGAAGGATTTGGATTAATGGCTGTTCCTGCAACACAAAATTTGACTATCACTAGAGGCGATACCGAGATTGTCGTTATCACCATTAATGATAATGCTGGTATTCCAATCAATATCACTGGTCGTACCTACAGGGCGCAGATTCGTGCTACAAAAGATTCGCCTACGGTTTCTGTTGCGTTTGTTTGTGTTGTTACTAATGCTCCCGCAGGTGAGGTTACTTGTACTTTAACTGCTGGTAATTCGGCTACTTTGGCTGCTGGTAAACAGTATTGGGACTTTGAAGAAAACCAAAGCGGTATTGTGACTACAATTTTGGCTGGTACGGTTACTGTGTTGGCGGATGTTAGCCGATAATGGCAATCACTAGAGTTGTTGTTTCCCGTGGTGATGTCACCAACGGTATTGTTCGTAGTGCTGTAATCACTACTGTCTCCAGTGGGTCTTATGGTCCTAAAGGTGACACGGGTGACACGGGTGCTACGGGTCCTACTGGACCAACTGGAGCAACTGGTCCAACTGGACCTCAGGGACCTACAGGAGCGACTGGACCTACAGGTCCTACTGGTCCGCAGGGGGATATTGGTTTAACTGGTCCTCAAGGTCCTACAGGGGCAACTGGTGCGACTGGTCCTACTGGTCCACAAGGTATCCAAGGTATCCAAGGTTTGGCTGGTGACAAATATCAGACGACATCAACATCAACTATTGCTATTCCAGCGACAATTGGTGGAACTGTTTCTTTAACTATTGGTACTGGTTTTTCTTATACGGTTAACCAAACTGTTTTGATTTCTTATAATGTTACTAACCATATTCATGCTGAGGTTGATTCGTATAACTCATCAACTGGTGCAATGGTTGCAACTGTAACTGATTTTGAGGGTTCTGGAACATATTCGGCGTGGACAGTTAACTTGTCTGGTGCGGTTGGTGCCGAAGGACCACAAGGACCTATAGGTTTAACAGGTGCTACTGGACCAACGGGTGCTACTGGAGCGACAGGTCCACAGGGTCCACAGGGTATTCAAGGTGATGTTGGTCCTATTGGACCTACTGGTGCTACGGGTGCTACAGGACCTACTGGTGCCACAGGCGCAACGGGACCTCAGGGTCCGCAAGGAATCCAAGGAGATGTTGGACCAACTGGACCGACTGGACCTACGGGAGCAACTGGTGCAGGTGTTCCTGTTGGTGGTACCGCTGGACAAATCTTAAGTAAGATTGATGCAACAAACTATAATACAGTTTGGACTAACGCACCAGCAACAAACCCAATTACCAACGCAGGTTTTGCTGCAATTATAACTATGGACATAGGAGCATAAATGGCTATCGGAGATAGAAGTGAAGCACGACTTGGTGGACCAATTCAACTTGGTACATCAACAACAACGATTGCTACAGCACCAACAGGTTTTGCTGAAATCATTAAACAAATCATTATAACCAACACCGATACGATTGACCGTACCGTTACTTTGGCTATTGGGTCTGCCGCTACCGCAGCAAACCGACTTTTGTCCGCGCTACCTATTGGCGCTAATGATGTTATTGTTTGGGATACTGCAATTGTTCTTGCTGCTGGCGAAACCCTGCAAGGGTTGTCGGACAGTGCATCTAAGATAACTGTTACGGTTGTCGGTTGGGAAAAGCAGACTGCATAATGGCTTTATCAGTTGGTAAAAAAGGTTACAACTACACATATACGACTATTAATAATTTTCCGTATGGTGTAGGTAGTGGCGGAACATCATCAACAATTACTGTTGGTGGTCTTGCGCATACCATGTTAACCTTTACAAGCACAGGAACTTTTACTGTTACAACTGCTGGAATGTTTGATTGTATGATTATGGGTGGTGGTGCAGCAGGTAGCGGAGCAATCAACGGTAACGGCGGCGGTGGCGGTGGCGCAGGTGCATTGGTTATTTCACAAGAAAACTATTTTGCTGTAGGCACATATGTTGTTGCAGTTGGTGGAGGAGGAAGTATTTCCTATGTAGGGAAATACGCCAGCGGTCGCCCATTAGGTCCAAGCCAAGGTGGTAGCGGAAACACAAACGCTGGTTCACCAATCGTTGGAGGATTCAGCGGTGGTAATGGTATTGGTGTTGGACCAAACAACGGCTCTAATGGCGGAGGAGGTGGCGGAGGCATGGGTGGTGCTGGAAGCAACTGCTATCTTAACCGAGGCTATAACAACATGACAAACGGTGGCAACGGTGGCGCTGGAATTGACTGGTCACTTTGGCGTGGACAAGCAGCGGGAACCACATATTATGGTGGAGGCGGCGGAGGCAGTGGCGGTTACGGCTCCACCACGCTCGCTTCAGGCGGGATAGGTGGAGGTGGACAAGGTGGAGGATATTACAATAACAATGCTACAGCAGGTGCAGCAAATACTGGTGGTGGTGGCGGAGGTGGAACCGAAGGCGCATCTGCACAGGCTGGTGGTTCAGGTTTAGTATTAATTAGGTTCAGAAACTAGGAGAATATTATGGCACATTTTGCAGAAGTATCAGGAGATGTAGTTACACAAGTCATCGTTGTAAGCAACGATGATTGTGCTGGTGGCGAGTTTCCACAATCAGAACCAGTGGGTCAAGCATTTATTGCTTCACTAGGTTTAGACGGCGTTTGGAAACAAACATCTTATAATGGCAACTTCCGTGGTCGTTATGCTGGTATTGGTTATCGTTATGATTCAGCATTAGATGAGTTTGTTGCACCAGTTTATCCACAAGCAGAATCACAGGTCATCGTTCCACAATGAGTATTCAGGCTGCACGAGGACAAAACAGAAATGGTGTTTGTACTAGTTCAACACGCCCTCAAGCGCCTTATGTTGGTCAAATGATTTACGAAACAGACACACAAGTATTAAGAGTTTGGCTAGGCAGCGCTTGGTCAATAGGACAAACATTATAATGGCTATTACAACTACTACCCAAAGTATTTCGGCTGGCGTTTGTTTGTCAACTGCACGACCAACTAACCCATATTTGGGTCAAGTTATTTATGAAACTGATACTCAACGAATGAGAGCATGGTTGGGGTCTGCATGGTCAACTGGATATCAGCACACAAATGATTTGCCAGTAACATTTCTTGTTGTTGGTGGCGGAGGTGGTGGTGGTCATAACGGTGGTGGCGGTGGAGGTGCTGGAGGCTATAGAACTGGTTCGGCAAGTTTGAGTTCACCATCTTCATATACTGTTACTGTTGGCGGAGGTGGAACTGGTGGTGCAAGTTCGCTAGAAGGTACTGCTGGTGTTGCATCTGTATTTAACTCAATTTCATCTGCTGGGGGCGGAGGTGGTGCGGGTAGAAACTCAACCATTGCTGGTGGTTCAGGTGGTTCGGGCGGTGGAGGTTCAAGCGCAAACTTAAGCAACAACAGTATTCCTGGTGGTTCTGGAAACACTCCGAGTGTTTCCCCATCTCAAGGTAGCAATGGTGGTGCTGGGACAGGAAACCTTGGTGCAGATTCTGCTGGTGGTGCAGGCGGTGGCGCAACTGGTTCTGGGACCGCTGCTGCATCACGACTTGGCGGAACTGGTGGTGCAGGAACTGCTAATACCATTTCTGGTGCTTCTGTAACATATGCAGGTGGTGGTGGTGGTGGAATCACTGTTACTGGAACTAGGGGTTTAGGTGGTGCTGGTGGTGGTGGTAACGGTGGGGATTCAAGCAATGCTGTCACTGCTGGTGGAAGCAACCTTGGTGGTGGCGGCGGTGGTGGTAGTGGAGCATCAACTGGCGCTAATGGTGGTTCTGGTGTGGTAATAGTTTCTTATCTTGGTACAGCACGAGCAACGGGTGGAGTAATAACATCTGTAAATGGTTATACAATTCATACATTCACTTCTTCTGGAACATTGGTGGTTTCATAATGCCGATAGGTACTATTACTGGCGCACAATCAATTATCCAACCTGCCGTATGCACTAGTACGACTCGCCCTGCGAGTCCGTACACTGGTCAGGTTATTTTTGAAACTGATACCAGTTTAATAAGAGTTTGGCTTGGTTCGGCATGGTCAACTGGAACTTTGCATACTGTTTCAGCAGCGACAGGTGGTACTGGTGTTTTGGCTGTAACTGTTAGTGGCACTAATTATAATTATACTTCTTTTATTTCTACTGGGAACTTTGTGGTTTCTTCTGCTGGTGTATTTGATGTTTTGATGTTTGGTGGCGGTGGTTCGGGTGGTTCTTCAATGAACGCTGCTTACAGCGGCGGCGGAGGTGGTGCGGGGGCAGTAGTTTTGCAAACAATCTATTTGGCTGCAGGAACTTATGCAATACAAGTTGCTGCTGGCGGTGCAGGTGCTGTTAACAGTGGTGGCTCAAACGGAGGTGGTAGTTCGTTGACTGCATCTTTGGGTACAATGCAGGCACTTGGTGGTGGGTTCGGCGGTTTTACTGTTGTTGGTGTTGGAAACTTTGCAGGTTACCGTGGTGCATCTGGTGGTGGCGGAGGAGGTGGTGCGGGTGGAGCGTATGCAACTGGTTTAACATCATTGTTTGATACAGTTTCTGGGCGTTCTGGTGGCAATGGTGCTACAACTGGAAACCATGCTGGTGGCGGTGGAGGCGGTTCTACTGCTGTTGGGAATAACGCAGTAACAACTACGGGTGGTTCTGGTGGTGCTGGTTATGATGTTTCTGCTTTTATATCAGGTTCATCATTGTTCAAAGCAGCAGGTGGTGGTGGCGGGGGTTCTGCCGCTGGTGGAGCAGGCGGTTCAGGTGTTGGTGGAGCAGGAACAACTGTTACAGGTGGCTCAGCAGCAGCAAACACTGCAAGCGGTGGCGGTGGTGCTGGCAGCGCAGGTGTTAACGGTGCTGGCGGTAACGGTGGTTCAGGAATAGTTTATATTAGATGGCGCACATAGGAACACTTAGGACATATATATGCCGTTAATTATTCCAAACTCCTTTAGCCCTGCCACACCAGCGGTTGCTGGTGATGTCAACGCTAACTTTCAGGCTGTCAAGGTATTTGTTGACGCTATTGAAACTGGTGTAAACATTGACACTGGTGCTATCACGGCAGCCAAAATAGCGGATAATGCTGTGACGCAAGCAAAATTGGCTGACAGGGTTGTTGGTTCGGCAGAATTGGCTAACCTAACTTTGAATCCTGTTGTGGACACATACACTTTAGTTCTTAGTGATGCCCATAAAGTTGTGACATTAAACAAAGCAACAAGTTTTACCGTAACTGTCCCTGCTGATAGCGTTGCTTTCAATATTGGTGACCAAGTTAACCTGTTGCAGACTGGCGTTGGACAGGTTACCGTGGCTGGTGCGGCTGGCGTGACTGTTTCTAGTCAGGGTTCTAAGTTGAAGTTAAATGGACAGTTTTCTATTGCCACCCTAGTTAAGGTTGCAGCAAATAGTTGGGTTCTTGTCGGCAACTTGGTTGCATAGTTATGCAAATTCTTGCCGCAGCCGCAGGCGCAGGTCTAAGTGTACCAACTATAACATCTGTTAGTTCGGCATACGGTACCGCAACAGTTTACTTTACTCCTGTTGCTGGAGCAATATCATATACTGTCACCGCTGTTGGTGCTAGTTCTAATACTGGTTCAAGTTCACCAAGAACTGTTACTGGTTTAACTAATTATGCTTCATATTATTATACGGTTTCTGCTACGGATGGTAGCACAACTGTAACCTCAGCACAGTTTGGTCCTGTAACAGTTACGGTTCCTTGTCCTGCTGGTACACAAGCGGCACCATATTGCACTTATTATACAGCGACTGTTGGTGGAGTTCCTAATGGTTGTACCTATAATTATGTTTGTGATGGTGCTGGTGGCTTTGCGCTACAGTTCTGTTCAGGTCCATGTGCTACACTTAGCGGTGGAGATTACTGTGCTGGATGCTATCCAGCCTACTAGGAGAATATTATGAGTGAATGGAAATCTTTCGCATTTGTTATTGATGGTGAAGTAGCAGAGGTTGTTGCTTTCCCTATTGAGGCAGAAAAAGTTATTGCTGTTTATGAATCTAATCCAATCATTGTTCCTGTGACCCCAGATACTCAGGATGGTTTGTTGGGTGAGGTCCTTGGTTCTACTTGGACTGGTGAAAAGTTCGTCCGATAATGTCTGCTTGGGCGGAATATAAAAAGAAACTTGGTCCAGCCCGTCCTTGGGATTTGCTGAACCCCAAGATAGAAAAGGTTTCTGATGAGGTTGCGGATGAGCGTATGCACATTTGTAATGATTGTGCGCATTTGACGGTTACCCGTCAATGCACCCAATGTGGATGTTTCATGTCTGGTAAGGTTAAAATCCTGCGGGCTACATGCCCATTGGGTAAATGGGGGGAACAACCAGCCTAAGGGTATGGAAAAGATTAAAGCACTTGTTTACAATAATCCTGTCCGTGTGGCAGCCTTTGTTTCCTCAGCAGTCGCTTTAATCGTTTCTATTGTGGTACCAGATGTACCAACTGAACCAGCCATCGCATTTGTTTTATCTGCGCTTGGTTTGGGCGAATACGCCCAACGAGCAGAAAACAAGAAAACTGATGAAGCATTGTTCAGCGAAATTCCTAGCGAGGACGACCTAGTTTGAAATATACTGGTGTGTCGGATGGCATATCAAAAGGTAAACGCAAAGGCACAGAAGCCTTTGTAAAACATGTCTCGCTGCTCTCTAAGGGCAACCTGTGGAATAATGGGACTTGGGGCGTTAGGTCGGTCAAAGGGAAACCCGAATACCTTAGTGTTCACTCAACGGGTCGGGCTATGGACTTAAGTTGGCGTGGCAAATCCCGCCAAGAAGCCAACAGGGTTATTGAGATGATTGTCGCTAATGCTGATAAACTGGGTGTTGAAATGGTCCTAGATTACTTCCCTAAGCCTTTCGGGCGTGGATACAAGTGTACCCGTAAGGGCTGGAATGTGTACTCTAAGGCTACAATTAGTGGAAGCCCCAACGGGGACTGGTATCATATAGAACTGTCACCAGAGTTTGCTGATGACCCTAAGAAGGTTCATGCGGCGTTTAAGGAATTGTTCAAGTAACCGATTGGCGTTTATTCGCCTAGAATGGAATACTATGAAGAAAATACTGCTAGTTACTGTTTTGCTATATGTTCTTTTGGGTGGCTCTGTTGTCCACGCTAAGAAGTTTCAGGCATTGAAGTGTTGGAACCACTATGACATTATTGAGATGGTTGCAGACAATAAAGAAATGATGTATCAGGTTGATTACATCATGTATCGGGAATCACGATGCAACGCATCGGTGATTAACCGTGATGACCCTATGGGTGGCTCTATTGGGTTATTCCAAATTAACAAGTTTTGGTGCAAACCAAATCGTTACACTAAGCAGGGGTTTCTTCAGGATGCTGGTGTTTTAACAAAATGTAAAGACCTTTATAATCCTGTCATTAGCGGTAAAGCATTTATGGCTATTTATGATTATGCTGATAATCGTTATGGTGACGGGTTTGGACCTTGGGGCGGGGAGCCGTGGAACTAGCAGAACTTCTTAATGAAAAAGAGTGGCGTACTTGTCGTGGACAAGAAAACGCCACAATCGCACAACAAGTTGAAGCGTTCAAATACTTTTGCGAAAACTATTGGTGCATCAAACATCCTGAAAAGGGTCGCATAAAGTTTGAGTTGCGTGAAGCCCAATTGGAAACAATTGAAGCATGGATGACAAACCGTTACAGCATCGTGCTAAAAGCACGACAGATTGGTTTTAGCACCCTAGCGGCGGCATACGCTTTCTGGCTGGTATTTTTCCGCCAAGACCGCTTCGTAGTTATGTTGTCCCGTACCGAGCGTGAATCTGTAAAGTTGCTTGCTAAGAGTAAGTATGGTTTCCGATTTCTTCCTGTGTGGATGAAGGAGCGTGGACCTAAACAGACAACTGACCATCAGCAGAAGATGATGTTTGATAACGAGTCTGCTATTGAGTCGTTGCCATCGGGTAATGACCCTGCTCGTGGTGAGTCGGTGTATTTGGTTATTGTGGACGAGTGGGCGTTTTTGCCCAACCCTGAAGAAGCATGGGCATCTATTGAACCGATTGCCGATGTTGGTGGTCGTGTTATTGGTTTGTCCACCGCTAACGGTTCAGGAAACTTCTTTCACCAGTTGTGGGTGAACTCCCAAACTGGGACCAATCAGTTCCAAGGTATCTTTTTCCCTTGGGATGCTGACGGTGAGCGTGACGAGGACTGGTACACCGCTAAGAGCCGTAACATGCAACCTTGGCAGATGCACCAAGAATATCCACGCTTCCCTGAGGAAGCGTTCATCAAATCAGGTAACCCTGTGTTTGATATTGACATGCTAGACGAGATGCACCTGATAGACCCTGACAGAGGATACTTCCATTTGTATTCGGATGGTAACGGTGAATTCAGGGCAACTCCCGAAGGGGAGTTGGCTGTCTGGCAATACCCTGAGATTGATGGTGTTTATGTGATTGGAGCCGATGTCGCTGAAGGTCTAAGTTATGGTGACTACAGTTCCGCCCATATCATTGATGCTGCTACGGGTATTATGGTTGCGCATTGGCATGGACATATTGAGCCAGACTTGTTTGGCGACTTGCTGGCGGAGTTGGGTTGGTGGTATAACACGGCTTTGCTGGGTGTGGAAAACAACAACCACGGTCTGACCACTTTGAAGGCTGCCCAGAAGCATGGCTATAGGAATCTTTATAAGCAACGCCGTATGGGTCATGTTCGTCCTGAGGCTACAGAGATTCTGGGCTGGCGTACCACGGTGACTACGAAACCGTTGGCTATTGACGAGTTGAACGCCAACTTGCGTGATGGGGCTATTGAAGTTTACTGTGGGAAAACTATTGCCGAATTGAAAACCTTTGTTCGGAAAGAAAACGGTAAGATGGCTGGCAGCCCGCATGACGACAGGACCATCAGTTTGGCTATCGCCAACCAGATGCTGAAATATGTTTGGCTTCCAGAGTACCGTAATGATGTCCAAATCCCACACAACAGCATGTTGTGGTGGGAACAGCATCTTTTTGACCCGATTGGTGAGAATAAAGTTTATATTGGGTCCCATAATGTTAGAAAACGAACTCCTTTTTGACCTTGGGAACGATTCCTGCATTACTATGATGCAATTTACATGTGAAAACTGCAAAGACCAGTTCTCGGCTGAACAAAAGCCGCACCGTGGCGAAATCTGCTTTAAGTGCCATGTCAAAACTATCCGATTGGGGTTCACTCATGGTAAAGAAGATTTCCACGGTCCTACTATTGCTGAGCGTCAGCGTAAAACTGTTGAAGACGCTAAGGTCAACGGTATCACCGCCGAGCCAGTTACGAACTGGATGTAACGGGTCATGTCGTCAGTCTGGGTCCCAATCATTGTCGCCGTTATCACGGGACCCGTTGTCGTGGTGTTGCAAAAACTGCGCAAAGAAAACACGGAGCAACACGAAGAAGGCAGACTCCTTCTTCGGGTTATCGGGAATAAGGTTGACAAAATAGGTAGCAAACTTGACCAGCACATCGGCTGGCATGATGGTCAAAAGGACTCACAATAAATGGCTAAGAAATCAGCAGCAGACCAACTCAAGTCACAAAAGATGAAGTTGGAAGCATCCAAGCGTTGGCGCAAAGACGAAGGTTATGATGCTATCTGGCGCAGAATGATTGACATGTATAAAGGTCATCATTATGACGATTACGCTCAAGAAGACCGTCTGCTGGTGAATGTTGCTTTTTCAACAGTCAACATTATTGCACCAAACATCTCTGTCAACTTCCCAAAAATTTCTGTCAATGCTGTAAAACCTGAACATGCTTCTCAGGCTGTTATTGCCGAGGCTGTCGTCAACTATTGGTGGCGACACCGAGACATCCGTGACCAGTTCCGCCGTGCAGTAAAAGACATGTTGACCTGCGGTCATGGTTGGATTAAAGTTGGCTACCGTTTCGTTGAAGAAGAAACAGTTGGCATGGACGATGAAGTGTCTGACCCACAGTTGGGTGGCGAATCAACCCCTATTAGCGTAATCCTTGAGGATAGCCCATTTGCAGAGCGTGTGAGCCCTATGGATGTGTTTGTGGACCCAGATGCCACAAACATGAAAGACATCAAATGGATTGCTCAACGCATCCGCCGACCACTAAGTGAAGTTAAGGCGGACAAGCGTTACAGCAAGGTTGCTCGTGACGAGGTTCAGGTTATGGCTGTCAGCCGTTATGCGGATGACCCAAGCCGTAAGAAGATTAACGACAAGAATCAGGGTTATGCCGAGATTTGGGAATTTTATGATATTGTCGGCAAATCATTGAGCGTGTTCTGCGAAAGCGCAGAACACTATTTGGTTAAGCCAATGCCTTTGCCATATTCGTTTGGTCAGCCTTTTGTGATGTTGCGTGACTATGACATTCCAGACCATTTCTATCCAATTGGTGAACTGGAAAGCATTGAACCGTTGCAGCGTGAGTTGAACGAAACCCGTTCACAGATGATGAACCATCGTAAGAAGTTCGCTCGCAAGTATCTTTATAAGGAATCGGCGTTTGACCAGTTGGGTCGCACAGCGTTGGAATCCGATGAGGACAATGTGATGGTTCCCGTTATCGGTGATGAGGCTTTGGGTGGCACAGTTATGGCTATGCCAGCAATCATTAACCCACCAGAGTTTTATAACCTGAGTGACACCATTATTGCTGACATTGACCGTGTGTCTGGTGTGTCTGAAATTCAGCGTGGCGGTACAACGGAAATCCGCCGTACCGCAACTGAAGCATCATTGGTACAGGATGCCAGTAATGCACGGACAGCAGACAAGTTGGCTATCGTGGAGCAAGCCATCAGCGAGATTGGTCGCCGCATGGTTGCCTTGGCATACCAGTTTACAACTGGTCAGCATGTTGCCCGAATCATCGGCAAAGATGGTGAACCTATTTGGATTGAATACGACCGTGAGTATCTAGCAGGAAACTTTGACTTTGAAGTTGTGGCTGGTTCAACACAGCCACATAACGAATCGTTCAAGCGTCAGATGGCTTTGCAGATTGTGGATGCTATGGCACCGTTCGCTGGTTCTGGCATTATCAATATGCCAAAGTTGGCTGCATATGTGCTTCAGAATGGTTTCGGTATTAAGAACCCTGACGAGTTTATTCAACAGGCTCCTCCTCCTGTCCCTGCTGCTGGAGCGCCTGCTGGTGGTATGCCACCTGAAGGTGCGATGCCTCAGATGCCACCAATGCCACCTATGCCCCCACAATAGGGAACGGGTTCGTTTATATATAGAGCAACCATCCAAGGACTCTAGGAGATAAAAACATAATGACTGATGAAGTCACAGAAGTAGTACCGCAATCCGTGGAACCCCAAGGGTCACCCGTATCGGAAAGCGTAGAAGTCACAGAAACACCAGTTCTAAGTGTAGAGGAATACTCAACATACCGAGTTCCTGTAAAACTAGATGGTGAGGAATTGCAAGTTCCACTCAGTGAGGCTTTGGCAGGTTATCAACGCCAAGCAGATTACACCCGCAAGACGCAAGAGTTAGCACAGCAACGAGAGCAATTTGAGTTTGCCAGTGCTTTACAAACTGCCCTTGAGCGTGACCCATCTGCAACGCTAGATTTGCTTGCAAACCATTATGGCATTAGCCGTCAGGCTGCTGCCGACATGGTTGCTGAAGATGACTTTGAATCGCTTGACCCAACGGAAAAGCGTTACAGAGAACTTGACCAGCGTTTAGCATCATTTGAGGATTACCAAAGCAAACAACAAGTTGAGGCTGAGGTAAAGAGGTTGCAATCCCGTTATGAGGACTTCAACATCAATGAAGTTGTGACAGCCGCTTTGCGGACTGGCTCAACGGATTTGGAAGGCACATACAAGCAGATTGCGTTTGATAAACTCATGGCAAAACAAGAATTAGAACGAGCAGCGTTTCAGAAACAACAGGCAGCAGAAACTGCCATTGTTGAATCTAAAAGGGCGGCAAGTGTGGTATCAGGTGGGGCTTCGGCTACAGCCAGTACTACTAATGACAGTTTTGAACCGATTACATCAATCGCTGAGGCTTGGGCGGCTGCCAAACGCTCACTCAATTCATAATCTTTAAGGAGACAAAATGTCAAACCCAAACTTTGATGCGCTGTTGTCAACGACACTCGCAAACTACCGTGACCAACTCACGGACAATGTGTTCACCGACCGTGTACTTACGAACCACCTCATGTCAAATGGTCGTATTCGTATGGTTAACGGCGGAACCAAAATCGTAGAGCCACTCATCTACGGTCAGAACTCAACTGTTGCTTCGTACTCAGGTTACGACCCAATTTCGTTGACCGCACAAGACGGCATCTCGGCTGCTGAATACGAATGGAAGCAGTATGCTGCATCCATCGCAATCAGCGGTATTGAAGAAGCAAAGAACAACGGCGAACAGGAAATCATTAACCTGTTGGAAGCAAAAATCATGCAGGCTGAGGAGTCAATGCGTGAAGGTTTCAACGCAATGTTCTTCTCAGACGGAACTGGCAACAGCGGAAAGAACTGGAACGGTCTTGGCAACTTGATTGAATCAGGCAACACCGTTGGTGGAATCAACTCGGCTACCGCAGGTAACGAGTACTGGCGTTCATACGAGGAAAACACCGCAGGTGCTTTGACCCTCGCACAGATGGCAACGGCTTACAACAGCGTTTCTGTTGGTAACGACCGCCCAGACTTGATTCTGACCACCCGTACCTTGTTTGAAAAGTACGAGGCATTGCTCCAACCACAACTCCGTTACACGGACACCAAGACCGCAGATGCTGGATTCCAGAACCTGTTGTTCAAGGCTGCTCCTGTTGTTTATGATACTGCTGCTCCTACGGGCAACATGTTCTTCATCAACAGCAAGTACCTGACGCTTGTTGGTCACTCAGGCAAGTGGTTCTCGCAGACACAGTTTGTGCGTCCAGAAAACTTGGATGCCCGTTATGCACTTATCATGTGCTACGGTAACTTGACCTGCCGCAACCGTAAGAAGCAAGGCAAGTTGACCGCTAAGACCGCCTAATTGGGTCTTGGGAACAAACTGGTAATGGTGGGGGAGAAATCCCCCACCATTTCTATTTAGGAGAAAATCATAATGCCGAATGTTGACGGAAAAGAATATCCTTATACCCCTAAGGGTATGGCTGCTGCCGCTAAGGCAAAGAGGATGAAGCCAAGTAAGGAAGATGCTTCGGGTCGTATGGCTCAGCGTGGCTTGTCAAAAGCAGCAGGGACAAAAGGTCGTCAGATGCCTCGCAAACCTTTGACCCCAAAACAAAAAGAGGCTCTTGACAACATGGTTCCATTGAAGCCTCGGAATCCTCGTAAGCCTAAGAAAGATGAGTTGACTATTCCGAAGTTTATGAAAGACTTTGGGAAGCCAAAGCAAAAACTCGGTAAAGCAGTTCGTGGAGTTGTACCAAAACCAAGAAAACCAAGAAAGCAGTTTTAATTATGGCAACATCAAAGAAGCGTAAACCCGCTATTGAAAAGGCTCAGGGCATTGACGATATTGTTAAGCCAATTGCCAAAGCATTGAAGAAAGTTGTTAAGCAAAAGGCTGTGCCAACAAAGAACACAGCAAAGCAACTTAAAAAGGCTAGTAAGTATAATGCTGCTAGTAGAAAGCGTGCGTCTGAATATAATGTTGCTCGTGAGGCAGAACAAGAAGTTAAGAAGATGGAACGACTTGTTGGAAAAACATTTACTCAACATATGGGTGAAAGAAAAGCAGTAAACAGTTTTGTTAATATGAAACCACGAAAAGTAAAGTCAGGAAGACGATAATGGCAACAGTAAAGAAGAAGGCTATTGAACTGAACTCAAAGCCAGAAGGCATTGACGACATTATCAAGGCTGGCGCAACAATCATTAAGAAGGCTGTTGTTAAGCATAAGGCTGGCAAGTCTGGTGGCAAGATGTCCAAGCCAGAAATCAAGAAACTCAAGGGCGAAATTATGGAACATAATATCGGTTTGGGTAAATCAAAGAAAGAATCCAAGGCTGTTACTAAGCGTGTTGTGAAGCAACACAAAGTACAGTATAACCGTTTCGGCTCAAAAGGAACTTACAAGTAATGGCACAGAAAAAAGGTATTGACGATATTCTCAAGGGTGGAGCCAAAGCCGTCAGGGCTTTGGAACGGAAGATTGCTAGAACAGCAGCAGGTCCTGAGAAGCGTGCTATGGAGCGTGAATTACGCCGTGCAGGTGAAGTTGCTATGCAAGACCCTAGGGCTATGAAGCAGGCTCAGGCACAGTGGTCAAAGATTGGTGGACGCATTGGTCACCTTAATGAGGCTGCTGGTAAAAGTGGCAAGGCTGGAAAAGCGGCTAAAAAAGTTGCTGGTTCTTCAGTTAAGCGTGCTGAAGGTTTGGGTCGCAAGGTTGAAGCCCGACCAACCGAGTACTTTGTTAAGAAGCGTAATCAAGGCATTAAGAAAGAAGCCAACTATAAGGCTGGTGGTGTTAACGCACCTAAGAAGGTTCAAGCCCGTACCACTAAGCGTGCAGCCGCCAAGAAGGCTGCTGCTCCTAAGAAGTCAAACAAGAAGTAATTGTGGCTAAGGCGCAACCGCAGTTCTCTATTAACGATTTGCTGGGGCTTATCGCCCCCGCTAATGTTGTCCCTGCTGTAAAGTCGGGTGCAAAGAAAGTTAAGAAGGGGGCTGCGGAGGTAGCCACCGTTGCCAAAAATCAACTTATTGGTCCTGAGGCTGAAAAGTATTTGAACCAAATCTTTAATCCCACAACTGACTTTTCTCAGGCTGGAAAAGGTCAGAACAAGGCTATGGCTATGAGTGGGTTGGATGTTATAAATAATCCTTACACGCTTCGTGGCATGGACATTGCGGGCAACTTGGCTAACGCTATAACCTCCAGCGGTATTGGGCAATGGTTTGGTGCGGATGCAATCCGCAACATTGCTGGTGGCAACCCAAGTGGCAAGGCAGGCAATGCAGGTGATTTTGCTAATGCTTTGTTCTCTTTAGCACCACTGGGTGGTGCAGGTGCTGTTAAGGGTGCCAAGAAGACTGGTGCTATGGGTGCCAAGGTTGCTGGCGGTATGCTTCCTAATGATATTAAGAATATCTTAAAGTTATGGATGGATAGCCAAAAAGGCTAATTTAAGGAACATCTCGCCTATTGGTGATGAACAATAACTCTGTCCCTGCACATGCCTATTATGGAACTCCTCAGAACTTCCAGCGTTTAAGTGCGGTGGCTGGCGCACAACTTGCTGCCGCCTCCGCACCCTATGTGGGGCGTGGTGACAAATGCTCAGGAAACGATGACACCTGTGGTGCCAACCGTGTGCGTGGACAAGAATTGTGCGCAGGTCATATGAAGGGCGTAAGCAAGAAGGTTGAGGACTAATGGCTTATCAGACGATGACGGCAACGGAGTTGCGTCAAACGGTTCGTGACATCACAGACCTTGACATTGAAGACTTGCCTGATTCGCTGTTGAACCTGTATATTCGTGACGGCTACTACCGTATTCTGGACCTTGAGAAGCGTTGGAATTTCCTAGAGAAGTCGTTTACTTTTAACACGATTGCTGAACAGAAGTCTTACAGTATTTCTTCTTTTACTGGTGACCCAATTAGTGAGGTCATTTCTATTGTTGACCCTAGTGGTGTTGGTTTCAGGTTGGACATGGTGGGTTATGATGAGGCTGAACGAACCTATATTGGTTCGTATGACACGGCTGGTGACCCGTTGTTTTATGCTGTGTGGGAAGGCAAAATTCATCTTTTCCCGAAGCCTGAGACTGCACGAACTTTGCAGGTTCGTGCGTATCGTGAGCCTACGGATTGGATTGGCGAAGATGATGTTGTTGACGCTGCTCCTAGTTTGCATTTTGCTTTAGTTTATTATGCTTGCAGTCGTGTGTATCAGCGTCTTGAGGACTCTGCTATGGCAGCCGAATATAAGCGTTCTTTTGATGAGGGTGTTCAACTAGCACGGACAGCAATCATGAAACCAACCAGCCATGCTCATATGCGTCTTTCCGCAGGTAAGACCACTGGTCGTCCTACCTTTAATGGTTGGATGTTGAACATGGGTCGTAATTTGCAAGATAACGCCTAGGTTTATTTGTGGCTGGCATAAACATAACGGAACTGAGTGATTTTACTGGCGGCATAAATTATCGTGCTGACCAGTTTCAGTTGTCTTCTTTTGAGTCGCCTGACATGTTAAATGTGGAGATTGACCCACGAGGTGGAATCTTTAGCCGTGGTGCGCAACAACGATTCCACACTAGTCCTGTTGCCGCAACTTGGGCTCCAGACAAACTTTATCCTTTTACTGGTACTACTAGACAGTTGTTTTTAACAAATAACAACAGAGTTTATAAATCAAGTGGTGGCAACTTCAGCGTTCTACAATCTAGTGCTGGTGTTGATGTTATATCTAACAGTCCTCATGGTGCGTGTATGGCACAGTGGGGTTTGACTATGTATATGGTTACTGGTGCTAGTGGTACTGGTAGTTATAGTTGGACTAATGGTGACACTTATGCGAGTGGTTTAACACCGTCTGGCACTAACCCTAACGCTTGGCAGGCTACGCCAGATGGCTCACATAAGATGCCTGTTAGTGAACATATCATTGTCCATGCTAATAAAATGTTTGTTGCTAACACTCTTGAAGATGGTGTGAATTATCCCAACAGGTTGCGTTATTCGTTGGAGAATGTTCCTGATAACTGGGATGCGAACCATTACTTTGATTTGAATGGTGGCGGGCAAGGTATTACTGGTTTGGCTGTTGTTAATGGTCAACTAGTTATCTTTAAGCCTCACGCAATTTATGTGCTGTTTGGTTACACCAACAGCAACTTCCGTATCGTTGAACTAACCAGCACTATTGGTTGTTTTGCTCATCATTGCATTGCGCAAACAGAAAACGGTGTTTACTGGTATTCAAACAATAAAGGTTTGCATTATTATAATGGTTCAACTATTCAGGACATGTTTGAACAGATTCGTCCAGCAATTGACTTGGGTTATATTAATGCTGCGGCTGCTAATGCTATTACTGTTAGTTGGATTGGCAGGCGTGTGTGGCTGAGTGTTCCGTATTCAACGGAAACAGCACAGACAGTTGCGACAACAAACTTTGTGTTGGACCCATCTGTTCGTAATGGTGTTTTCACACGGTTCAGTACTGCTGATGGTTATGGTTTGATTTCTGGTTGTGAATATACTGACGCATCAAATAATGAGTTTCGTTTGATGTGCCATCCAACTCAACCATATGTTATGAAAGTTGACCTTTATGGTCAAGAGTATGACGACATAACTGGAACCAATGTTCCATTTGAATCATATTATAAAACTCGTTGGTTTGATGGTGGGTCTTATATGCAGAAGAAAATGTTCCGCCGACCAGACTTCGTTGTCAAAGAAGCAGACACACCACAAGACATAACTGTCAAGGTTTACCATGACTTCTCCGAGGGTGCTGGTAACGAACGCAAAATCTTTAACCTGAATCAAACACCAAAAACTGATGGTTTGATTTGGGACTCAGGTAACTGGGGTGAGGACTGGTCTGTTGGCGCAATCAGTTCAACCGTGGTTGCTGGACGCAACCTCGGTTTGGCACGGTCAATTCAACTGGAGTTCATTGGACCACTTGCAAAACAGTGGGGTATTAACAGTATTGGTTTGAAGTATCAAGCACGAAGGGTTAAGGGATAATTATGGCTTGGCAAACACCCTTCTTGTCCGTGCTAGTAGGTACCGACAAAGATGCTTTGCAACTGATATTCACCAGTTTGCAAGAAGAACTGCAACGCATTGAAATGGCTTTAACAAAACTTGAACAACAGAATAATCCTCAGAGGTAAATTATGGCTGCCCCATTCCTAGGTCAATATGAATATAATATAACGAACAAGAAGGCTGCGACTAAGCAGCGTTCGTTGGCTAACCAGCAGGCAGCATTGCTTGGACAGATGCGTGGAACACGCAATATCGCAGATGTGCGTCAACAGGGTCTTGAGGGTTTTCAACCGTTTGCTGCTTCTTTTGGTCAGCGTGGTTTGGCTGGTCCTAATGTGGCTAGTGGTATTCAGCGTGCAGGTTTAGAGAAGTATGCGGCTGGATTGCAAAAAGATATTGGTGGTGCAGAAATGTCTTTGCAAGAAGAATTGAACCGTATTGCTTTGGATGAGGCTAATAGTCAGAATGAGTTAGAGCAGTATATCGCTGACCAGAATCGTCAGAAGCAGAATGAAATTTTGCAGACCGCTTTGACTCTTAAGGATTTGGGGAGTTACTAATGGGTGTTGTGTTTGATTCTAAAACTGGTCGTGTTGTAAACCTTGACGAAGCCGATAAGGCTATTGCTATGGCTAAACATAATGCGGCACAACTTGAAGAAAACAAGTTGCGCCAAACAGCGATGAAAGAGCAAAAAAGACTTATTAAAGAGCCAGTTCCTATTTATCAGGATGGCGTACCAACTGGTGAAAAAAAACTTGCTAAAGGTATTACTGCTGGTCAACCTATTATTACTACTGCTGGTGGCGGTTATGCAACCGCCCCAAAGGGGACAGTTGACCCTAATGCCATGCCAGCATATAATACTGGTGGAAAAGGTACAAAAGATAATCGTACTGTTATAACCCCGATGCAAGAGTTGCAACAAACTTTGGACCGTCTTACAGGTAAATATGACACTCTTACTAGTGCCGCTGAAGCAGAGCAACTTGCGGCTACTGGTGAGTTGGAAAAGCAGATTGCTAGTTCGGGTGGAGACATCAAGAAGGCTTTAGCGGAATTTGCCGCAGGGCAAATCCCTAGCAAGGCTTATAGTAATGTTCAGTTGGCTGGTCCTGCTCTTGCTGGTGAAAATCCGTTGCTTGCTGCTTTGCGTGGACAAGGTGCAGGGACAGCACAGATTGATGAGGCTTCTGCAAGGCAGAATGAGATGGCTAATTTGTTGAGTTCTTTTGCTCAACAGAATGTGGCTGGTGGGGCTGAGGCTGCTAAAGCGAATATGGATGCTCTTAATGCTTTGGGTTCTGATTATGGTGCTTATGTCCGTGATGTGGCGTTGCCTGAACTTCAGAAAACTCAGCAAGCCAAGATTAATAAGACTTTGGCTGATGAGTTGGCTCAGTTGGCTACCAACAAGGCGTTGGCTGAGGAAGCGGCTCGTCAGGCTCGTGTGGACGCAACTCAGAAGGTTGTGGTGCCAGTACAGCCAAAGGGTGCCAAAGGAGCCAAGGGACCCAAGATTCCTGTAAGTACCAAGGGCAACAAGTTCACCAACTAATAGAACGGGTTGGCTAATTATATATGGTGATTAAAAAGGGCATTACTGGTAAGCCTGTTGCCCCCTCAAAGGGGGTTGTTTCACCCATAGCAAAAACATTCGGTTTGGGTTCTAGCAAACCACAAGTTGCTCAAGCCGAAGAAGAATCTGATTTGAACAATACTAGGC